GCGGCGCGATTCTCGTGAGCACGACGACGCACGGGAGCTCGACGCGAGCGTCACGGATCGCCTTGCTCAACATCGCCCGCACGGCCGCACGCTGCGCCTTCGTTCGTCTCGCACGCGCCATGTGATGCTCGCGATGGTTCGTGATGTTCACGAGCTTGAGCGGCAACGTCGCGAGCACGCGGCCGGGCTCGTGACGCGCGGTCGCGGGGACGAAGTGCACGAGCGGCTTGGCGCGGGGCTTCACGTCGCCGCCCCCTTCCCGATGACGCGTGCGATCGCGCAGTCGCTCTTGTGTCCAAGATCTTTGAACCCGCTGCAGCTTGGGCACCACGCCGTTGGATGACCGCCCGGAAACTCCACACTCCGCAGCACCGCCACCGCCTCGTCGCGCTCGGCACGGAGCGCCAGCACTTCTTCCACTGTCTCGTCCCAAACATTCGCGTCGGATCGTTTCCCGGTGCAGGCCTCCTCCACGTCCCGCATCAGTTCTCCGAGTCTCTTGTGCGCCGCGTCCCGCTCTCGCTCGGCAGCTTCCGCCCTCGCGACGAGCGCCTGCATCTCTCCGGCGAGCTTCTGCGCCATCTCCCCGGCGGAGCGTTCGGCGGCTTCGGCACGGGTACGTTGCTTATTACTCTCGTCGCGGAACTTCGCGGACAACATGTCGTCGTCGATGAGTTGCTGGAGATCGTCGCGCTCCGCCACCACCTTCTCGCATCGCCGTTTCCACTCGTCCCGGTCCTGGCAAACGATGTCCCACGCGGAGCCGGGCACGGACGTGTATCCGTGCGTGCCGTCTTTCAGCTCACGCGTCGTGCGGTGCATCTCGGTGAGCGCCTGTTCGGCGGCTTCGGCGCGGGCTTTCCAATCGACCGCCTGCGCAAAGGTTCGATTGTCCTCTGCAATCATGCGCTCCAACGCTTGATTGATTCCCACCTCGCTCGCAGACGAGCGCTCCCGCTCCGCGAGCAGCGTGGCGAGGTCGCGGACGCACTGTTGCAGATTCTCGATGACGTGAGCGTTCTGAAACTCAGGGCACTGGAACATGAGCGCCCGCTTCACGATGTCGTCGAACGTCATTGCTTCCCCTTCCCAACTTTGAAGATCGTCGCCTGCTCGCAGAGCCTCCGAACGATGCCGTCGCCGTACCGGTCCGTGAGCTGCGGGCTCGTGAGACCCGTCGTCGCCCACGTCGCGAGTCCCGCCGCGTGCCGCTCGTACACGAGCTCGGGAAGCATGTTGTTCGCCTGCTGCCTCTCCATGCCAACGTCGTCGATGAGCACGAGCGCGGCGGTGAGGAAGCTCTCGTCGAGCTCGAAGCGCCCGCCCGAGAGCCGCACCGAGGGCACGAACACCGCGCGCCGCTCCGTGGTTTCGATGAACGCGCGGAACATCGCGCACGCGAGGCTCGTCTTTCCCTTGCCCGCGTGACCGACGAAGAGGTTCCGCACCGAGCGGAGCGACCTCCGCGCGAGCAGGAGCATCTCGTGCCCGTTCGCGACACGCTGCGCGAGCTCCGGCGCATCGAGCGTCGCCCATTGCATGCCGTCCGGGATCGTCGCGAGGCTCTCGTCGATGCGCCGATGCCTATCGCGCTCCGCCTTCACGCGCTGCGTGCAGTCCCAGCACACCGCGTCGACTAGCGCGTGTTCGTTATCGCACGTCCGGCACTTGTGCCACGTGGGCTCGAAGCCGAGGTCGAAGGACACGGTTTCAGGCGTTCGGATGACCTGGCGGTCGTTCTCCGCGCATGAGCCCGTGAAACACCCCGTGAAACGCGAGGAATCGGCATTCTCAGAAGGCACCGTCGCCTCCGATCACCTCGCCCATCTGCCAGCCGTCGCCTTCGGGGGCGGGTTGTTGGAGCAATGCCGTTCGATGCGTGCCGCTCTTGCGCGGCGGCGGAGTGCCGCGCCACTTGTTTGGTTCGCTCGCGATCTGCCACAACTCGCAACGGGTCGTGACGAACCACGAATCCGCGAACGCGCGCTCGATGACGGCGATGGCTTCGTCTGCCGGCATGAGCTTGAGAAGTTTCTTCACCGCCGACCCGGTTCGGCCGTCCACGGCTGGCGTGACACCGCGCACGCGCTTGAACGCATCCCAGTACGCGTCGAAGACCCGCTGGTGGTCCGTCTTCGGTTTCGACCCCGTGCCGACGTCGGCGTCAGCCGGCGGCGAAATATCAGATCTGGGATCGGTATCTGGTATCTGGGATCTGGTATCTGGGATAGGCGATGCCTTGGCCTTAGGCTTAGGCGATGGCTTACCGGAAGGCTTAGGCGATGGCTTAGCCTTAGGCTTGATTCCTGTAAACGCTTGAAGCCATTGACCTCCTAGGTCGCTTAGGAAGCCTTCGATGCTCTTGCGAGCTCGTTCCTTGAGCTCACAATCGGGCAATTCGCCGAACGCTCGCGACCATCCAACGACGGCGTTCAGAGACGCCGGTGGGTCATGCTTTAGGGCGTTCGGAAGCCACACCAAACGGTCATCCCATGAGGCATAGGCTATGCCTTCGCTTATGGCTTCGCCTATGGCTTGGTCGAAGGCTTCCAGCGACCATCCGAACGCCTCCGCGAGCTGCGCCCGGCCGGCCGGGATAAGCCCCGGGATGATGCTGGCCTCTGGACCGGTGAGGAGACGGAGGAAGACCGCCTGACCGCTGGGCGCAAGCGGCGTCATGCGCCGAACCTTGTCGTCGTTCCAGAATCGACGACTGACCTTCCCATAACGGACGCTCACGACGCCTCCGGAGGGAAGATGTCAATCAGCCATTGGATCTGGTCCTCGACTCGGAACCACTCGCCGTGGACGCGAAGATGCGCGTAGTCACGGTGCAACTTGGCCTCGAATTCACGGTCGCCAATGAACTGCGCGAGCAGCTTGAGTGGCCGCGGGTTGCCCGTCTGCAGCGCGGTGAGACGCTGCGCGGGATCCGTCGCGATCCCAATCTTTACGAACTCGCCGTCGCCGATAATGTATATCGATTGACAATCGTTTCTGCTACTCACTTGTCCTCGTCTCCTGTTTTTCCGTTCGCGCCCGTGGCCTCATCCCCCACGGGCGTTTGCCTTTGCCGAGCGTTTCGCGCCGAGCACGCGCGACCGCACATCTTCTGGCGCGGGTCGACGGTGTCGAACGTCCGTTCGCAGCCCGCGCAGCGGAACGTGTAAACACGCCTCGTGCGCTTCGCGGAGTCGCGCTTTCGCATCCGGCGCTGCTCGACGGAGCACGCATTCGAGCACGTCTTTTTGCGCGTCTTCGTGACCGTGAACGCGCCCGAGCACACGATGCACTTGCGCTCCTCGCCGATGTCCGCGCTCGGCGTCGGCGCGGGCCCGAGGTCGAGCGGGGGACGTGGGCGATAGTCGGGCGTTGCGCCAAGCCCACGGGCGCGAAGCTCTTCGATCGTCGGGCCGCGAAGCCAGAACGTCATGACGCCTCCACGTGCGCGAAGAGTCCTCCCTGATCCGAAAGCGCGGCGGCAAGGTTCCGCGACGCTTGCTCGAAGTAGGACTTCTTCAGCTCAGCGCCGACGAAACGACGGCCTTCTTGAAGCGACACGTAGCCTTCGCTGCCGATGCCCGCGAACGGCGAAAGCACGACGTCGTTCGGGTTCGTCCAGAGGCGAACGCAGCGGCGAATCACCTCGAGCTGCAGCGGGCAAACGTGGCGCTCGTCGTCGTGCTCGCGCGCGCTGCGGTACTGGAGCGTGTCGCTCGGATTGATATCCATCCACACGGGCGAGGCGTACCGTTGCCAGAGCCCCACGGGGAACGCGTCCTCCGTCTTCGTGACGGGCTCCGGGTTCGCACCCGGCTTGCGCATCGTCACGACGTAATCAGGAATGCCCTGGCGCGACATGCACGAGTCTTTGCGGAGCTGCTTGTAGAGCAGCCCGAGCGCCTTCGTGCGCTGCATCGCCGTCACCGGGTCCTTCCAGATCACGACCTCGGAGTGGAAGATCCATCCACGCTGTTGGAACGCGCGAATGAGGTCGCCTCGAAAGTCGCGGATGCCGATGAAGCCGTCGCGCTCCTTCGACGTGGGTATGAGCATGCAGTGAAACGAGAGCAGCCGACCTGGCTTGAACACGCGCGTGAGCTCGTCGATGGCAAAGCCGAAGTGCGCGAAGAACTCGTCGTCGCTCCGCACGTTGCCCATGTCGCGGTCGCTGTTCGAGTACGTGTAGAGCGACGCGAACGGCGGCGAGAACACCGAGTAATCGACGCTCGCCGAGGGAAGACCACGAAGCACGTCGACCACGTCGCCGTGGTAGAGCGCGAACCGTTCGGTGATGACTTGGTCGATTGCGTTCACAATGCCTCCTTGTTTCGTTCAAGCCACGCGGGCACTTCGATGCGCGTGCGCGCGAGATACGGATTGCGCGTCTTCACGGCACCGAGCACCGACGCCTGCACCATCGCCTTCGTCTCCTGAGAGAGCTCGTCGGCCATGCGCTTCGCGTCGGCTTCCTTCCGACGCAGATTCGCGAGCACCGCGCCCTCGAGCTCGGAGACGAAGAGATGCACGTGCACGGGCCGCTTCTGTCCGAAGCGCCAGCATCGCCGCACGGCCTGGTAGTACGCCTCCCACGAATCCGTGATGCCGACGAACGCCATGCGGGCGGCGAGCTGCAGGTTCAACCCGAACCCAAATATCGAAGGCTTCCCGAGTAGGATGCGCCGCTCGCCGCGCACGAACGAGACAAGCCTGCGTTCCTTCTCGTCCGAGTCGAGCGAGCCGTAGACCGAGAAACACTCGTCGCCGAACGCGTCCTCGAGCGCATCCTGCTCCGCGTTGAGATCGCACCAGACGACCCACTTCTCATTGGGCTCGCGCCGCACCGCATCGACACACGCCGCAACACGCGCCTCGAGACTCGCCTTCCGCGCCGAGCGGCGCTCGCTCAGGGTCGACGCAGGCTCGACGAAGAGCCTGCCTTGATGCTTTGCCTGCTCCTCTGCCGCCGCGAGAACGTGCTCAGTCACGCGAAGCTCGGGAAGCTCGTACGCGGCATCGTCGTGCCCGAGGTCCGAAGGCTTCCGGACGAGCGCGGCCCACGACGCGACCCATCGCCAAAACTCCGTGCGCGCGTGGCCTTTGAGCCGCCACGTCTGCGTCTCGCCGCCGTCGTGACAGAAGTACTCGGCGAGCATTTCCGTCCTCGAGCAGACGCCAAGGAACTCTGCGTGCGTACCGAGCTCGGTGTAGTCGTTCGGCGAAGGCGTCGCGGTGCACGCGAGACGATAGGGCGTCCGCGCGAATGCCTCGAGGAGCTGCCCGAGTGTTTTCGCGTCGTGGTGCTTGATGATGCTCGACTCGTCGAGCACGACGCCCGCGAAGCTCGAGACATCGAAGCGGTGAAGCCGTTCGTAGTTCGTGATGAGGACCGCGCCGTCCGAAGGCTCACGCACGTGACGCGCATCGATGCCCATGGCGCGGGCCTCGGATTCGGTCTGCGCGCCCACGGCGAGCGGAGCGAGGATGAGCACGCGGCCATGGGTCGCGACGTGGCGCGCCCATTCGAGCTGCATCCGGGTTTTCCCGAGGCCCGTGTCGGCAAAGAGTGCCGCCCGACCACGTCGGATGGCCCACGTTACGAGCTCGCGCTGGAACGGAAATAGCGCATCGTGCAGCGGCATCGACGGCGCGAAACCCGCGGGCGGAACGATAGGCGTTTTCGATGCGAGGAAAGCCTCGTAGCTCACGACGCCTCCGCCGCACGGTGAAGAACAACGGCCGCGACGACGACGCACACGGCGAAGAGCGCGAATGTGGCGCGGGTCATTTCACGATGTCCGCGCCGTAGCCGTAGCCGTAGCCGTAGCCGTAGCCGTAGCCGTAGCCGTAGCCGTAGCCGTAGCCGTCGCCGTCGCCGTAGCCGTCCTCGTAGCCGTAGCCGTAGCCGTCGCCGTCGCCGTAGCCGTCCTCGTAGCCGTAGCCGTAGCCG